GCCGTACTGGGTGATCAGGAACTTCCTGGCAGTCTCCGGCTTGGACTTCCACCACTTTGTGTCGCGGAGTCCTGCCTGAAACTTCTCGGCCGTCCATCCGCCCTTGACCGCCTTATCAAATAGCTTCTTGAGCTCCGGTACCGAGTTGAACAGCTCCTCAATGAAGCCGTAGCTCTCGGCCAGTTCAGATCTGGATTTGGACTTGGCGGCACTGCCGCCACCTCCGCCATCCCCGGCGGAGGACGAGCCGCCGGAGTTCTTCACCTGAGCACTGGAGCCGCCATAGTATTTCTGATAGGCGCCATTGCCGTAAGTCGACCAGGGCCCCCAGTTCTTTCCGCCGTTACTCATCTTGTAGGCAACCCTGGCGTTAGTCAGGGGATCAAATAGGGCGTCATTGCTGGATAGCCCGTACTGGCGACGCCTCTCGGGGCCCATGCCGCCCAGCATGTTGATCTGGAAGAGGCCATAGGAGTTGTCGCCGGTATTTCGATTGCCGTTGTGAGCCCTGGCGTTACCGCCAGACTCCGCCATGGCGATGGCGTAAGCCATTCGCAGGCCATCGCCCTTGAATCCGGCCTGCTTGAGAATGCTCATGAGGTCCATTAGCTAGTCAACCCCAAATCTCTGAGTACCGCATGGCCGACGTTCATGGCTTGGTCTTGCGCACCCTGAGTGGTGCGCCATCGCGGGTCATTGCGAAGCATGTTCTGGAAGTCTGGAAGGTTCATGCCTGAAGGCTTGCCATCCTTGTCCAGTCCATTCAGGGCCTGGCGAACCGTTGGATCCATCAGGCCGAGGGGCGAGTCGGGAAGCTCCAACTCCTTGGACATGAGCTGCTGGTAGGGGGTAGCGATGTCCTTCATCGTCATGCCCGCGTCTATCTGCTCCCCATATCCCGGGAAGGCGCTCTTTGCCTGCTCTCGGATCTGGCTCTCGAAGTCCTGGCTGGTAGCCATCTTGCGAACCACCAACTGGGCCTGGTTCTTAATGGCCTGATCCCCGATCTCGACGCCCATCTGAGCGGCATACTGCTTCATGGTGAACTCGTGCATGCCAGCCTCACCCTTGAGCGTGCCGTCCTTGGTGAATCCGACGTACTGTCCGAGCACGTCTCGAATCTGGTTCTCGTCCATGCCGGTTCTGAGAACAGAGTCGACGATCCCCTTTAGCTTTGACTGGGGAATTGCTGCCCCAACTTGGGCAGCGAGCTGCTGAACTTGAGTGGTTACTGCAAGTTGCTGCGCCTGCCAGGTTGCGGGATCTGTCTTCTCCAGGACCTGGGCCTGACGAGCTGTGTCGCTCGTCTTCTTCCACCACGAGGTGTCCCTCAGTTCCGCCTGGAACTTCTCGGCGCTCCAGGTTCCATCAACAGCCTGCTTGAACAGGCCCTTGAGTTCTTTGTTGCCGTTCAGGAACCCGAATGCCCAGCCGTAGGAGGCTGCAAGCTCTTCTGGAGTCATCTTTACCTCAGCCTCGGTTGGCGCGTCCGCTACGGAGCCACCAGCGGCCTTGACGCCGTCGATGCGGCGTCCTCCCATGAAGCGATCCAGATAATAACCAGAGGTCATGTCAGTCACTTCGGCCGACTTGCCGGGGCGGGGGGTATGGAACATCTTTCCGTTGCCCATATAGATGCCGACATGGTCCGGGCCAGACCTGTTCTTGTCGGTGTCGAAGAACACCAGATCGCCAGGGCGAAGGCCCTTCATTCCAATTGCCTGCCCCTGGCCAATCTGGTCGTACGTGGTGCGAGGGAGCTTGATTCCAAAATGCTGAAAGCCGTACTGCATCAGGCCAGAACAGTCGAAGCCGCCCGGCTGGGTTCCGCCCCAGACGTAAGGCGTTCCCTTGAACTGCAAGAGATACTTGACGATGTCCTCGCCTGCTGTCACGGCTAACCTCCTGAGATCATCTGCATCAGTGCGTTGAAGTAAGTGGTGCCACTCTGGTACTTGCCGTACTCGGGCCCCTCCTTGGCCCCCTCGGAGATAATCCCCCCAAGGGCTGCCTGAGAAGCGCCCCCAGTCGTGGTCGACTGCTGACTCACCTCTTCGCCCATCTCGTTCAGAGTGTGGGTAGTTGTAGTCACCTCCGGATTCGATCTCTCGAATCCGTTGATACTGGACCGATACTTGGCAAGCTCTTCGGTCGTGGGTGCACGACCAAGCAGTTCTGTCAGCATCTGAGTGGTCAGTGCCCTGACGTCCTCGGGGGACGACAGGTTGACATTCTTACTGGTCGTGGTCTTGGTTCGAGGGCCTACGTACTTGACCTTCTCGCCGGTCCTGGCGTCGTACTCCCAGTCGCCCTTGCGGACAGTTCCGAAGCCCTTGCCGTCATTGGCATAAGACCCCATGACATCCCAGGGGGACCAGTCCCCTCCGCCCGCCTTGGAGATCACCTGGGCAGAGTCGACGAGATTACCCCAAGCCTTCATGATTTCGGGCATCCCCATGTTCATGTCGAATCCGGGCAGCTTGTAAAGGATGCCCTTGGAGATGAAGTCTCGCTTCTGCTGGTCACTCCATGTGGCGGGAAGGCCGGAGGCCTTCTCGTAATCCATGGTGTTATGGCCAATCACGGAGCCAGCAACCCCTACGCCCCCGGCCATCAAGCCGGGGGCCAGGACGCCCATATTGGGCCCCATGTAGACAGTGCTGCCAGGGCTGCCAGGCTGTGCCGTGTAAGCCCCGACATTGAAGCCGGGGCCTGCGTTGACGGTCGAACCTCCAGTGATGTTAGAGCCCGTGGCATTCAGGGCCCTCAGGCCAGCGGCCTGCTGTTGCTGATCCAATACATACGGTCCGTCTGCCACGGTTCCCCCTTACTGGAGAGTGTCGTTCGATAGATATCGGTTCATCAGTTCGTTGAATGCGACGTTCGAGTTGGCCAACCCCATTCGGAACTGAGACCAGGCGTAGCCAATGTCCTGAGCCTCACCCGTAGGCATGCCGTTGGGTGCAAAGCTCAGCTCCTTGAGTCCGCGAGCCTGAAGCTGCTGCTGAAAGATCTTTCTTCCAGCGAGGTAGTTTCGAAGCACCGGAATTTCCGACCGCATGGGGTCGTTGGAGAGCTTCTCGTCCTGGACTGCCAATTCAAAGGACCTGATCCGGTTGGGAATCTTGCCCCTGTCGGTTACGTTGAACGCTTCACCCCATGCCGGATACTGCTGAGATGTTCCGTCCACCAGATTCTGCCGAGCGGCATTGAGCTGTTCGGCTCCCTTTTCGTTGTACGACTTGAAGCCGTTGCGAATCAGGAGTGAATCAAGATAGAGCTTGCCAGCCCTGTACTGATTCCAGCCCGTAGAGACCTGACTGTTCTCGATGGCGTTCTCGGCCGGGATCTTTTCCCTGGCCTTGGTAGCGCCAAAGTTCTGGTCCATCTGCTTGGCGTAGACCGAGCTGGAGAACGGGCCGCCGTTGTAAACGTCGCCCACCCAGAATGGAGCCATGTCGGGATCGGCCGCGATCTGGTCCTTGTACTTCTCGGCCTGCTGATCGGCGGTAACGGTAGCTGCGATGCCCATGCTCTTGGTGAGCGAGGCGGTGAAGCCAGCGTAGTCAGCTCCATACTTGGCTAGGAACATGTCGTTCGCATTCTCGGGGTCCAGCTTTCTCATCTGGGCAAGCTGGTCCACAAAGAACTGATACGGAGTTCCAGTCAATGGAGTCTGGCGGGTCTGCGCAGGAGATCCCCAGGCTTCCAGGACGTCGAGGAACAGGAACTGCTTGGCCTCATCCTCGATCTCCTTGGTGGAGAACTTCTTGCCAGACTCGTGGAACTCCATCTGCTTCTTGTTCCAGATGGCCAAATACGCCTTCTGGTAAGCCTCGTTGTCCGGGTCATCTCCTTGATACGCAGCCCAGAGGGATCGCATGTACTTCGGAGTAATGGCCTCGGACATCGAGCCGGAAGGTCCGTAAGGCAAGATCTTTGCCCACTGAAGGAAGTCGCCCGTAGAGGGCGACGCCTTGGCGATGGCGGTTCCTGCAATTTGAACCATGGGTCCAGAGCCCGGGTTCCACCATGGATCTCCTGGGAGAATGGTGTTCATCGCCGAAAGCTTGATGGGGATGGTGCCGCTCCCCTTGTCCGCCCATGGAGCCTTGAGCTGGAAAACTCGCTTCTCAATGGAAACGAACTTCCTCTCGATGATCTTTCCTGTCATCGGGTCCCTGATGTCCGCATAGCCATCCTGGCCCACAAGATTACCCTGCTCATCGGTAACCATATTGGCAGCCACTGGAGCATTGTAAATCTTGGCCAGACGCCCAAGGGCTTCTGGCTTCTCGGCGATGAGCCCGCCCCAGCGGGCGAGTCCATCGGCGTGGGCGGAGTAGAAGGGGGCAATGAATCGAAGGGCCTCAGATGCCGTGGTCCTATTGGGATCATAGACGATCCGAGTCATATCCTTGCGGGCAAGCTTGTCGGACTTGAGCATCAGGTTATTCAGTTCGTCCGGCGTGAGGTGCTCTTCCTTGCCCTGAGCTGCACGGACCCTGAGTTCCTGATCCATCAGCTCCTTCATCCGCCCCTCCTGGAACTTTACGTACACAGGGTTGCGGGACATGATGGACGAAGGAATGGCGCCCAGCCTCTTGAAGCCATTCTTGATTGCGGCATCGATGATGTTGCCAGGCTGGTGCTTGCCCCACAGTGCCGTCTTGTCCAATACTTCCTGGCCGTGAACAACCGGATAGTCATTGGGCACGATGGCCTTTTGGATGTCGGCTCGGGTGATATCCTCACCAGCAAGCAGCTTCTCCCGAAGGCCGGAAGACTCGGGGAGGTACTTGTCCAGAGTCAGGCTGATGTTCCTGACAAGTTTCTCTGGATCCTTCCCCTGTCCGCCGATGTCCTTCAGGTGCTGCTTACCGGCGGGAGTCCTGAAGAACTCCAGGGCCTTTTGGCCCGTGGGGTCTTCCATCACCAGACGGAATCCATCGTCCTGAGCGAACTGACGGTTAAGAGCATTGAGCCACTCGCTCATGTGCTGCGGCTGTTCTGGAGTAATGTACCCCCAGTCGCCGGAGCGGATAAGCCGCTCCTTGTCCACAGCCTCAGCCCTGGCGTAAATGGCGGACGCCGCAACGTCCCCCTCCGCGTCGAACTGAGAGCGGGCAATCGGGTTGGCCCACTCCTTGGAGAACGCCTGAGGCACCGTGTAGCCACGGTACTGAAAGGACTTCTCTCCGACTCGTCGACCACTGGATTCAACAGCACTCTTGAGAACGTAGTTCGAGTACTGAGAGAACTCTCCGATCACTTCATCGTGATCGGCAATCCTCTCGGCAAGGTCATCGATCTTCTGCTGATGCTGCTCAAGAGCAACCGTAGAACGGTTGCTCATTTCCTTGCCAGCGGCGTTGTCCAGGATTGACTTACGCTTCTTCTCAAAACGAGCCAGCTCTTGCTGCAACTTGCCTTGAGCCTCGCGTTCCATCTTGATGCGGGCATCGATGATGGGCAGGGACTTGTTTACTCGAATGCGAGTAGTCCTGACAGCACCGAATTCACCCTTGAGACGCTGAACCTCAGAGACGTCGTGCAGCTTTACTTGCTCTGCCTTCAGGGCCTCTCGCGCCTTGCGATTCTTCGTGCCCTTCAGCTGGGCTTGAATCTCGGCCAGTCGCTTCGGATTCTTGGGCTTGGCCTCCGCTGCCGCAATCTCAGCCTGAAGGGCTGCGCGACGGCTTTGCGCAGCCGCTTCTACCTCTTCATCTCCGAGCCTGACAACCGCAAGCCTAGAGTCAACTCCGGCGCCCGTAGTGGGCGAGTAGGAGCCAAGGCCAAGTTCGGCCTTGAGCCACTGTCCTCGATTGAGCACGAAGTTGGCCGAGCCCTTGGTTCCGCCCGCCACGATGTGCGACATAAAGCCGAACTTGATGGCAGCAGCGGCCAGCTCCTCGGAGACCATTCGAGCCGTATAGGCCGGGCGGAGGAGAGTAGAGGCCTTCCAGATGGTGTTCATGTTGTCGGCAAACATGCGACCAACATCGGCAGCAGATCCGCCCATACGGCGGATCGTCTTGATGCCTCCAGAGTTCCTGGAGAGAACTCGGTTGATCTCCTTGATGGGCAGAAGGCTGTCGGTCTGAGAGAGCTGAGTCTTGGCCAGAGGGCTGACGGCCCAGCCGACACCATCCTCAACATGGTCAACAGTCTTGGCGGCGCCTTCCTCCATGGCGGAGGAGAATGCCTGCTTGGTTCCGAACTTACTGGAGCCAACGGTCTTACCGGCCAGCTTGTTAACGGTCGACTCGATGCCGACCTTGGTCATGTCCTGGAAAATGGAGGCAATCTCGGGATCAAGGCCGTGAACTCGCTGAGCCATGTGGGTCATGACCTCACCGTGAATCTCGTCCAGCGCCCGACTCTTGGCTGTCTTGTCTCCTGCCGTGAGGTACTTGTTCAGAAGGCTGGAGCGCTGATCGGCGCCAAGGGCCGGAACTTCCCGAAGCATGTCATAGACGCGATCACCAGCATCTGCATCGTTGTGGTTGATGCGACCGATCGGGGTTCTGTCGCCGAATGCCTGAAGCATTCGGACCGGAGTTCCCAGAAAGCCATTACGCAGGCCCTCGGTGCTGAAGACACCGGCAGCTCCCATGCGACCCTTGCGGTCCGCCATCTTGCTGGCAAACTTCTTCTCGGCCGCCTTCTCGGTAGATCGGAAGGCGCCATTGCCCATCCGGTATGCGGAGGGGAGTGAGCCAAACAGGTGAGCACCCTTGACTGCCGTAGAGAACTCTTCGGCTCCCATATTCTCCGCCAGTGCAGTGCGCAGCATGGTGCCGATACCTTCGGCGCTAGCAAGCTCCTGATCGATAAGGCCGACCTGAGCCGCCTTCCATTCATTGGCCTGCTTGGAGAATGCCTTAGAGACCGTACCGGCTGCGTTGACTTTCATCTTGGGCCGTGCCTCAAGCACGGCCTTGGCGGCCCGCTCGTGAAGCTTGGCACCCTCGGGGGACAGGACCATCGGGGGCTTAAGGACGGCCCCCTCGGCCACCTTGGCCCCCTCCTTCTCCGCGAAGTAGGCCAGCATGGCAGGGTCGAAGTTGACTGAGTCGACAAGCTTGCGGTTGTCCGAGACGCGACCGATGTTGTCGAGTGCGTTCGAGCCCTTCTCTGCGAGCTTGCTGGCAGCACTGGCATCACCGGCGAGATAGCGGTACATCAGCGGCATGTCTTCGCGGGAAGTGTTAGCCAGAACTGCGGCAATCTGATTCTTAGCAACAGCCGCTCGGCGGCCACGGCCGAAGATGGGATGCTGAGCAATCTCGGCCTGAGTCTTGCGGGCAGCGCCGTTAGTGCCCTCGCTGGCCACCCAGTCGAAAAAGCTGGTCATCTTCTTTCCGGAAGTGACTTCCTCGACGGTCTCGGGCTTTTTGCCTGCAAGCGCCTTGGCGCCACGGGTAATCTTGCCCTGTTCTCGAACCAGCTCCCCACCTTGCTCCATGTACTTAATGGAGCGCGCGCCCCTGATGACGCTGGAGGCGCCCATGGTCAGGTAGGTCGTAGGGTCCAGGAACATCGTGGACATAAAGTCGGCAGTGCCGGAGCCAGCGGTGTACCGCCACCCGATCTTATCGCGCCAGTAGTCGGTGTCCTGAATCAGGCGGGCGGTGCTGCGGTCCTTTGCGTCTTTGCCGATCTCCGACTGGGCAAGGATGTCCCTCATGTCGTCCGTCATGCCCGGCATGTCACCACGAGCAATGGCGGTAGCCAGGGTATTGGCGGCCACCTGGCCGGGAGAGATGTGCTCCGCCTCCTTCCAGGCATCACTCCAGGCATCACCGGAGAACATGATTCCGGCATTCATGTCAAGAGCGGCCTGAGCATCCATTTGAAGGATCGTGGAGAGAGGCCGAGAGACTACATTCGAATAGAGCCAGTGAGCCCCGGTAGCAAGCTTGTCAACCGGGTACCACACGGCCTTGCCGACCGGCATCAGGACATTGTCCTGCACCTTGTCCCAGGCTCCGCCGGTGACGCTATTCAGTGCATCGTCGGCCTTGTCGCCGAAGTTCAGGATTGCACCAAGGAAGCCTGAGCGCTTCTCTTGCACATCCTTCTTGTCCTGCTCATACTCAGCCTGCTCATACTTGGGCTGATACTTAAGCTGTCCAGGGGTCTGACCACTGAAGATCTGGTCAGGCATGGTGCCAGCCTCAAGGCCCATGGAAGGATCCTGATACAGGGCCTGCGAGGCACTGGCCATTTGGGAGTCCCACCAACGAGCCATGATTCCTCCTACATTCCGCCATTCGCCTTCATCTGGCGAATCAAGTTTCGAGCTGAGTCACTGGAGTTTGGCTGGTCTGCCATGTACATCAGTGCGTACATCCATGATGCGTTCTTAGAGGCTGATGGATCTTCCGCCTGTGGCCCAAGGACTTCGGGGCCAGCCCCGGGGCCGAGCGCGGCCCCGTCGGTAACCGGAACATCTGGCTGCTGAGATTCTGCATCAAGACCAATAGCCTCAGGCCGCATGGACCCGAGGAGCGCACCAACATCAATAGGAGTTCCAGAATCGGAGGCCAGCGGCGCTGCGGCCTTCTGTTCTTGATAGTCCTTATTCTCTCCGTACTGAGCATTTGGAAGGGCGGCATTGGCGCCACTGACAGCCTTGTCGGTCCGCTGACTGAACTGTCCCGGACCGCTAACGGGTGTGCCCACTAGTGATCTCCTTGAACTTCCGATCGTACTGCTTCTGAGTTGAGTGCTGAGCTGCCATCATTGCGGCGGAGGCGAAGTAGTCTGCCGTAACCTGAATGACGTCCCCCATAAAGGAGACGCCCAGAGTCAGAAGGGACCACCTATCGTGCAGCCGAGGATTGATGTATGACTCCGTGGTGATCCCTTCTTCTTCCATGATTACATCTTGCCCTTGCCGGACTTGCTGATCAGCGGAGTCTGGCGTGTAGCACCGCCACCACCGGTGAGCGGAGTCTGAACAACGACACACTCATTCCAGCGCTCGGACGGCATGTCGTTGGTCTGGTGACGGGAGTCGCCCATGGCCTCGGACTCAAGCGGCATCATCAGATGCGGCGCAAGGGTACTGCCCTTCAGGCTGGACCAGACGCCCTCGGGGCCGTGGTCACCGGCGAACAGGCCGCCGGTCGGAAGCATGTCCATGTTAGTGCCTTCACTCATAGTTCCTCCTAGATAGGTGCCTGGCGCTGGGTGCGCGTAGACATGGTCGCCTCACCCTTGGAGGTGAGGCCCGCGAGCATGGACTGAAGATCCATACCTTGCGGTACCTGCTGAGCCCCTGGAGCGCCCGTAGGCGCTCCGCCAGGAC